ATGACAATCCACAGCGCGCACTTGCAAACAACTCCGTTGCATACAAGGAGAAGCCCGAGATCGGCACCTTCATGGACGAGTGGGTTTCGCTCTACAAGTCCAAGAGCGGAGAGCGCGGCATCTTCAACCGCGATGCAGCGAAGAAGACCGTTGCCAAGTTGGGTGATCGCCGCGATCCCAACTATGACTTTGGTACGAATCCATGCAGCGAGATCATCCTGCGTGATTCGGAGTTCTGCAACCTTACAGAAGTCATCATTCGCCCCGAAGACACACTGGCATCGATTGGTCGCAAGGTTCGTCTTGCAACCATCCTTGGAACATGGCAAGCATCCCTCACGCATTTCCCATATCTCTCGTCTTCGTGGGAGAAGAACTGCAAGGAAGAGGCACTGCTTGGTGTATCTCTCACGGGAATCGTTGACAACAAGATGATGAGCAACACAGCGGAGATCCCAAACAGCCTTGCCCTGCTCAGGCAAGTCGCAATCGACGCAAACAAGGAATGGTCTGCCAAGATTGGAATCAATCCCGCTGCGGCAATCACCTGCGTCAAGCCATCGGGAACCGTGTCTCAGTTGACCGATGCAGCATCGGGCATCCACCCGCGCCACAATGAATACTACATCCGCACCGTCCGTGCCGACCGCAAGGATCCACTCTGCCAGATGATGGTCGAGATGGGATTCCCGCATGAGCCGTGCGTCATGAAGCCTGACCACACTATGGTCTTCTCGTTCCCGATGAAGGCAGAGGGTTCGATCACCCGCAATGACCTCACGGCAATAGAACACCTTGAGTTGTGGTTGGCATATCAGCGTCATTGGTGCGAACACAAGCCATCGATCACGATCACCGTGCGTGAGCATGAGTGGATGGAGGTTGGTGCATTCGTATACAAGCACTTCGATGAGATCAGCGGCATATCGTTCCTTCCTCACAGCGACCACTCGTACCGCCAAGCCCCGTACCAGGACTGCACCAAGGCTCAGTACGAGGAACTCCTTGCAAAGATGCCAAAGGATGTCGATTGGTCGCTGCTGAAGACCTACGAGAAGTCAGACAGTACCAAGAGTTCGCAAACTATGGCTTGCAGTGCCGATGGGTGCGAACTGGTGGACCTGACTACATAAACGATACAGCCCCACTTGAGATAGCATCTCAGGTCCGACAACCCCCCCTCCCAGTCGGGGGGTTGTTTCTTTTGGTATATAAATAATGGAAAGGAGATACACTCTATGAGAAACCTAATCGCATCGGTGGTATCGCTCTTTGTAATGACTTCTGCCTTGGCACAGACTGACCCAAATGCCAAGATCAACCTAGAGGCAGTTGCACCTGAGACGGCAGTTGCAGTCGGTGAGGAGTTCGAAGTTCCCATCATGATGGCAGCGGCAACGACTCCGCAGCGTTACTTCGTCTCGGACATCATCTTCGGTTGGGACACCACCAAGTTGGAGTTCATCGGGCTGAACCATGTCGGATCGCATCCGCTCATCTGGGTTCCCCCAAGCGGAATGCCATGCCCTGCGGGATATCAGAACTGCGCTGGCATCGGTGGAGACTATACGGGACTCAACGAGGCTATTCCTCCTGCTGACGGCAACGGGCTTTACTACGGCTACGGGCAACTTGGCTACCTCTTCATGGTGTATCAGCAGCCTGTGCAGATCGTGCGCTTCAAGTTCAGGGTTCTTCAGCCATTCACGGAGACGACCGTAAGAATCCTTCCTGAGTTCACTACTACGATTGACAACCAACCATTGGTGAACAAGACCGTCGTCTATGGAAGTTATGTTCCTGGCATGTCGGTCCTTGGAACCATCACCGATGCAGTCATCACAGGTGTCCCTCAGAACATCGTCGGAGACATCGATGGAAATGGTTCAGTAGGCTCGGAGGACATGGCACTGCTCCTTGCATCATGGGGTACTCAGTCCTTCAATAACAATCCTGCCGACCTCAACGGCGATGGAACCGTGAACTCGCAGGATCTAGCCATCCTCATCACGAACTGGTCATAAGCGGACATTTGACATCCGCATGTGCGAACCCCGCTCAACTTCACAGGGCGGGGTTCTGCTTTATGGGGTGTATTCGTACTTGATGTGCAGGATCGGGAGGTTTGACACGTTCCTGACGGTAATGGGACTGTTTGCGTTGAACTCCCCAACGATGTCTCGGCTCAACTCAAGATACTGATACCTTGGAACAGTCGCTCCTGTTGATGGTACGGTTTGGAGGTTGTTTTCATCACCCGGAACTCCATCATATCTTGCTATTACCTGATAGATGCCATTGTTGCTTGGTGTGTCGAATCCTGACAGTCGAATATAGGAACCCACTTCGATACCAAGTGATTCTGGCATTCCCGGTGTTGATCCAAAGAACCTAACGGTACCTGATCCTGATACATCAAGTTGAAGAAGATTTTTGTTTCCTACACCAATTGAATTTTGGCTTCTCATTCTGAGAAAAGGAACTGATGTAGTAAAATTTAGTTGATATTGTGTAGGGTCGGCAAATCCATAGGTTGGATCGGCTATAGCAACATATCCATTATGTTGATAATTTTTTACTCCAAAGAAAAGTGAGCGATTGGTTGCAATAGTTCTGAAAGTGGCATCACTGCCATTGAATCCAACAAATACCAGACTTCTATTGCTACAAGAAATAATGCCGGGGCTTGCTGAATTGCTTTCTGCGGAAAGCATTTCATTATTCGGCGTGATTATTTCCTGAAAAGTCACCAGCGCATTTGCCGACAATCCTGCTATATCGCCCCAACTTTTATTCATCAGGGTTATTGTATTGTCTGCATTGTTGACACTTGACACCAGCATTCCTGCCACATCTGAAATCGGTATGCTGATGTAGTTGTACTTAAAGTTTTTCCGCAATGAAATTATATTTACATAAGTGACTGATGGCACAATCGATGTGTCGGTCAATCTTTCCCTGCTGTGGAACGAGATGTATGCCGACTTACGATAGAACTCGGAATCAAAACTCGGAGCATCGGCAACCGCTGCCTGTATGTACTTTGCTTCAGAATATTGCTGCGTGGTGTCATCCTTGCCATGCAGTATCAACGACATCGTGACCCCGCCCGTAGCCCTAGCCTTGGTCATGAAGTCATTTGTCAGGGATGTCAGCAGGATTGTGTTCTTGGTGTTGATTGCGGTGTTTGGCAGGGGATGCTCAATGCGCGAGTAGTACACGCCACCACCGCTGAAGTTTGGCTTGTCTCCCCGCGACGAAGCCTCGTTTGTCCTGATATTGCCGACTCCCGCAATACCCTCAAATACGCTTTCGATGTTCAATATTGGGTTGATGATCGTATTCGTAGTCGTGTAGTATGAATCGGGTCCATGCTGCAACTGACCATTCTTCCGATCCCAAGTCGCAAGATCGTCCAGGTCCGTGGTGGACAGGTTTACTATGATCGGGCTTCCTGCCATGTCATGATCCTCCGAGAGTCTGATTCGGTGACTTGCGAACTACAGCATCTAGTTCACCCGATATCATCCTCTCTATGGCAGGAAGCACTGAGTTTCCCCTTCTCGAAAAATTGGCATAGAACTCAAAGTTCTCTATGGTTGCCTTCTCAAGGTTGTCCCTGTAGGTGTCTTTCTTGATTTCCTGAGTGTTCAAACTGCTCATTGTTCCTCCATTCAACTCAAGGTTGGCGTAGTGATCGGTTTATATGCATTGACGTACTCGCCAAGGGCTTGTATGCTCCTGAATTTGTCGATGAACCTTTTCAGTCCTGGTGCAGCCCATGAAATCGGATATTCCTGCAAGCACATGGGGCTGATCATGTATTCGGGAATCGTGCGGTTCATTTCTGGTCTTGGATCACCCTCTTGGTCGAATCTATCTCTCAGGTTTCTTGCCACATAGATTTCCTCGAATGCCGATCCAAAGAACAGATCAATCCTTTGCCTGTTTATGCGATACTCACCATCGCCCTTGCTACCTTCGTATTCACCATTGGTGTCTGAGTACGGGATGAGATCGGGATATCTTGCTGGTGAAAGATATCTGTTGACTCGCCCCGTCTTCGGTCCACCACCACCCCAGTACGGACAACGAAGATATTTCACCGGTCCCAACTCAGACAACTTGTGGAACGAGATTGCAGTCGATGCGGGGAAGTAAGACCAATCCTCCGATGCCATCACATTCAATCCCAGATATGGGCTTTGATCCAGTTTTCCAGTTACGAGATTTCTTCTCTTTTCTGGTGCTGACTCACAGTAGAGGTTCTGTGTTCCGATCTTGCCGACAAGCCACATGTAGAACTCCCACCAACCAGCCTGTGCCTTTGCACTGAGTTGATCGGTCGATATGTACAGACCAGGAACAGGTCCAGGCGCGCCAGCAAGTGCATCGATGGAAATCTGCATTCCACAGTTTATGAATGGCTGCACGGACGACTTGAGTCTTCCCAATGCAGCATCATAGTTTTCATTGAACAGCCGCGACCATCTTGGATATTGGTTCTCCTCGACCTCTCCACCCTTGGTGATCGCCCCGTTGTAGGCAATGACGCGAATCGGATCATTTGGATTGAACCATTCGGTCAGTGAAGCCCACTCGGCATCAGTGCAGTACTGCTTTCCTTCTATGAGGCTTCTCCATATGCGCTCGAAATCCTGTACAAGATGAAACATCGGAGCATTGTAGGTGACTTGATTGTCTGAGAATCCTTCAGCAGCACAGAGATATTGATCTGCCTGATATGCCAGATGCTCATAGTTCTCAAAGCCAGGAGGTGGCGATATCTGCACAAAGGGTCTTCCAAACGGCATGTGAAGATGGAACTGCCTTGCTCCCCACTTGTACCATGCCTTCACCGACCAAGGATGATCCCTGCCTTCGTGCGGATTGTACGAGTCGGCAAATGGCGGTAGTCCGTTCACGAACTTCAGCCATGTGAAGTTTATCCTGTCAGCACCCCAAGACATAGCCCTGAATCCAGGAATGGCGGGTGCGATTGCTCCATCAAAGTTGTATGTCACCCAAATGCGTTCTTGGATGTTGATTGTTTCCTGAGCCGCGGCAGATCTCATGTAGACATTGCCACCTTTATTTCCACCCTCTATCGTCTCTATGGAGGTGTTTTCATTTCCACCCGCGACTGTCAGTTGATCGACATTATCCCACTCATTGTTTCCCGCAACCGTCAGCATGAGTTTTGCATCGATGATGGATGCAGCAGTGGGAACACCGCTCAGGTTGAAGCCCATCACCGTTCTTGTCGGTGTTCTGGTTGGAATTAGAGTTCCAAATGGACCACCGTCATCGGGTGGATAGTTTGGATTATCCGCATGATTCCAAGGGTTCATCAGCCCTATGGGAAGTTCAAAGGATGTGTATGGTGGAAAAAAATTTGGTTCTGCGTTTGGAAGAAGATTCCATCTACTGGGATTGTCGTTTGGGTTGTGCAGTATGAAGGTATCGAAGTCAGGAATGAGTATCAGTTCACCCGAAACCCTTTGGTTGGTTCCTGGTCTTCTTCTTCTGCGGTCATCCAACCGCCTACGGTCAATGAAATCGTTTATAGACATTTATGATGCAATGTAGTATAGGGTTCCGCCAGCGGTTTCTGCACTCAACCATATCTTGCTCAGATCATCCAACTCTATGAATATCTGATCTCCGTTGAAGAGAGGATATCCTCTTCCTGCTGCTTGCGCTCCTGACGATTGAACATAGATCACGGAAGTGGCATTGTTGAGGCTCGTCTTGAGGTGGACTCCGCTCTTCAGGGTTGTGGAATTGGCAGTCAACTGAGTGACTGATCCGACTGTGGCATTCACCCACCCGCTTGTCACTCCTGCTGGCTGTGCAACGGAGGTGACTTCCACCTTGACAGCAGTTTTATCACTATTCAATACACCCGTAAAGTTTCCATCGATATTGCCAATGTCGGTTTCAATAAGACCAACAGTGCCTTTTATTACCTCAGCCTGAGCATCGTCAGTCTTTACTCTGTACTCTGTATCCTCTCTAACTGTGGTGAAGGAAAGATTGAGTTTGTTGATTGCTGTTCCTGCCGTGCCATTGAAATCGACAAGGTCTTTGACGCTGCCACAACTTCCAAGGAACCTTGTTTCGGCATACACGGAGTCTGTTCCAAATGTAAGGCTGCGTATGTCAAGGTCGGTGGCAGTAACTCCGATTTCAATCGCTCCCGGACCAGTGTATCCACGAATCTGTACTGTTTCCTTGGCAGCAGTTGCATCTGCAAGAGATACACCAATCAAGGTAAAGTTGGATCCTGTTATGTTAGCAGTCACACCTATGGTGCCTGATGCAAGATTCACATAGAGCGCACCACTGTTATCGACATTTAGCGGGAGTCTGGTGTTTCTGTCGTTTATATTCGTGAAACCCATCAGGGCAACATCGACGGGATATGCCCCTGATAGTCCAACCACACGGACTGTGTCTTCGAGGTGCGTCGGCAATAAAGAGGTATTGCTCAGGACAGCATCTGCTCCTGTTGAAGCCCTCAGAAGTCTTATACCAAGACCAGTAAAAGGAGGGGCGGTGAATGGGGTGTCCTCTTCGGTTATTGTTACTGTATTCAACACCGACACGCTGTCGCTGCCAAAGGTCAGGCTTCTGATGTCTAGATCTGTTGCTGTGACACCGATTGGATATCCACCTGAGTAGCCGATGACACGGACGATATCAATCGTTGAGGCGGTTGGATCACCAGCAGTTACTACTCCTGCCGTTAGGTTCCTGATATCAAAGTCGCTTGCAGTGACACCAACAGGATGTCCACCCGAGTACCCAATGACACGGACCATGTCGATGGTGGAGGTCGATGGATCTCCTGCGGTGACTACTCCTGCCGTGAGGTTTCTGATATCGAAATCACTTGCGGTGACACCGACTGCGGTTGCTCCCACGATTCCGTGGACTGCCACGTTGTTAGTCACAGACACGCTTCCCGATACCGTGGCAGTCACGGATGGGGTGTTGATGATGTCAACTGGCAGGGGGGTGCTGTCAGTGACACGGATCTCCTCTGCGGTGCTTCCGTATGCCATCTTGACCACTTGGAAGTGTGAGGTTTCCGACAGGGAGAAGTCGGTTGCCACATTTGCCTCACCCGTATATCCTGCCACCACAAAATTGTTATTCGTGTCTAGTGCCATTGCGATTCCTTTTTGATTCTGATGCTCTTTGTATTTATATCACTTGCTTCCTACCTAAATAAGGGTAGAGTCTACACCATGATCAATCCAGAGCAGATTTCCAACACCATAGAACGCATGGTTTCCACAAGGAACATCACCTACATGGATGCCGTTTTGGAACTTTGCGAGGAGCATTCAGTCGATGCCTCGCTCATTGCGAAGCATTTGTCGAAGCCGATCATTGAGAATATTGAGAAGGAGGCAATGGAGGTCAACCTCATGCCTAAGAAGAAATCTTTACCCTTCTCTTGACTTCACCAGCACACGCCGTATACTCAGTTATCTAGTCAGTCATCCGCACACATCGCACACAAAGGAGAAACAGAACATGTCGGATTTCGCAAGTTTCAAGAAGAGTTCAAAGTCCGCAAGTCAGGTACTTGCCACCCAACTTGAGAAGGTCGCCAAGGGCGGGGGAGAGAACTCATACAAGGACGACCGCTTCTGGCAGCCCGAGGTTGACAAGACGGGAAACGGCTATGCCGTCATCCGCTTCCTTGCTGCTCCCCCCAATGAGGATCTGCCTTGGGTTCGCGTATTCAGCCACGGATTTCAGTCCAAGGGTGGTTGGTACATTGAGAACTGCCCCACGACAATCGGTCAGAAGTGTCCCGTCTGCGAGGCAAACAACGAACTGTGGAACAGCGGGGACGATGCTGACAAGGACATTGCCCGTCAGCGCAAGCGCAAGTTGTCGTACATCAGCAACATCCTTGTGATTGAGGATCCCGTCAATCCTGCCAACAACGGCAAGGTCTTCCTCTACCGCTATGGCAAGAAGATCTTTGACAAGATCAACGACAAGATGAATCCTCAGTACAAGGACGAGGATCCCGTGAATCCGTTCGACTTCTGGCAGGGTGCGAACTTCAAGATCAAGATTCGCAATGTCGATGGATACCGCAACTACGACAAGTCGGAGTTCTCTGCATCGGCTCCCCTGCTTGAGGGCAATGACAAGGAACTTGAGGCATTGTGGAGAAAGGAATACTCCCTACAGGAGTTCACCAAGCCCGATCAGTTCAAGTCTCATGCTGAACTGAAGACAAAGTTTCAGTCAGTGATCAACGGATCAACTACGCAGAAGGCAGAGGAAATGGACCTTGAGGAGGAGGAAGAGACTCCTCAGAAGAAGTTCACTCCGAAGTTCCCTTCGGCAGAAGCGAAGAGTCCTGGTCGTCAGGTGAAGGCTAAGAGCGAGGAGAGCGATGGCGATGATGATGCCCTCGACTACTTCAAGCGACTTGCCGACGAATCGTGATTTATACATACTGGTGTTCGCCCCAATCTTCTCACTGAGTCGGTTGTGGGGACGGTGCAAGCGTTCATTACGCTATTCACTGCGCGTTGGGGAGGTAACTCACCCCGACAAGGAACTTCGCTACCGCACACGCCCTTCTAACAGAGGGCGTGTGTTTTTACATCTGCTAAATACTGATGATGGCAAAGAAGAAAGAACACATCTCCATGATAGAGAGCGTCATTGAAGGCGGCGATCCCAACAAGATCGAACGCATCAAGATGCTTGTGTCCATTGACTTCTTCGCGCTGACGGAGAAGGAGAAGGAGAGGATTCTGAATCTTTGCGATCCACAGCCGAAGACGGAGAAGCCATCGAAAAGAAAGAAATCAAATGAAGAAGAAACTATCTGAACACCATGAGTCGGATTATTCCTTCATGCGTAGATGCGCCGATAAGATGGGACTACCTTGGCAAGTTATTGTTTCAAATCAAGTCTATGTTGACTTGATGCGAGAGGCAAGGTATAGTGGTATGTCGGTCAATGAAGCCACGGAGTACTTCCGAGAAGTCATCTCCGAAAAGAAAGATACAGAGAAGAAAACCAAGGTTCGTACACCTGGTCAGAGCATGGACATATCGAAGAGGAGCAAGGATTTCCCCACTCCTCCCTGTGAAATGGACAAGTGATTGAAGAAA